TCCTTCTTGTAGACGAAGTAGCGATCGGACTGCTTCATGACCGGCACTTCGGGGAAGACTTTCGTCGCCACGAAATGCTTGGCCTGCTGAATGAATGCGACCGCGATATTGGTTAAGGGTCGGTTTACGTGGACATCACCGCTTGTCGGTTGGGGCATGGCAGTTTCCTCCTTTCATCCTTGTAGGGTTAGGCCAACGTGGTCGGAACAGCGCCCATATGCTGAAGCAGGATGGTGATGCGATTGCCATCAGCCGCCGCCGCTTCCAGGGCCACTCCGATCACATGACTGCCGATCAACGGGTCAGTCGCCGCTCCGGCGTCCGACGTGTCCGTCCGACCCTTGACCGCGACTTTCAGTTTTGCAGCCGCATCGGAGGCCAGCAGATCGCCAGCAGCGATCACACCACTGGCCACCGCCTTGCTGACTCCATCGACCTGCACCTCGGCGGCCTGGTCGGTGTTGGGCGCGTTCTGGAGAACGCCAAGGATGGCTTCCCCCAATCCGGCCAGCACGACCTTGCCCGAGCTGTTCACCTTCACCAGCTTGTACTGGTGGGTGGTCAGGTCGGCGCCGGCCACCAAGATCCCCAGCTTAAAACCTTGAACTTCAACAGCCATCGGCGTTCCCTCCTTTCCCTAAGCCTTAGTTGGCCTGGCGTGGTTGGTTCATCATGCGCGAGTACAGAGCCTTGCCGGCCGGCGTCTGGAAGTAGGCCGCCTCAGCCTGCTCCTTCGTCAGCGCGGTGTTCTCTTTCATGATCTTGGTGACGCTCTGGTCGATCTCGGCGTCCGCCGATGTCGGGCCAGGCATGCCACCGCGACCCATCTCCTTGAAGACCAGCCCTTCCTTGATGGCGGCGTCAGCAGCCTTCAGGACGGTCTCGATCTTGGCCAGAGACTCGGGCGCTTTGTCCTGAAGGTCCTTCAGGACGGCGCCGAATTCGGCAGGCGCCACGCCAGGCAGGTTCTTGAAGGTGCCGGCCCGCTCGACGCACTCCTTGAGTACGGCGATGTCGCGCTGCTCCTTAACGACCTTCTCCAGGAGAACAGCGGCGTCACGCTGCTCCTTGACGACCTTTTCGAGGTCGCCGGCCTTCTTGATCGCGGTCTGGTTCTGGTCCCAGAGTGCCTTGACCGCGGCGCGTGATCCCTCGGGAACCGCCTCAAGATTGAGGCTGCCGTCCTCCTTCAGGATTGACTCAACGCTCATACTCCCCTCCTTGTTCACTACCTCCTCCGACGGGAGGAGAGACTTCAACTTGTCCATGGGCGTGCCGAGAGCGCGAGAGAAGCCGCGCATGCGACGATCTGGCGACATCATGATCTCGCCGCACAGGATCTGACCGACCGTGCTCTCGTCGATGCCGGCCGCTTTGGCCAGCGCTTCGGCAGTGACTTTCTTCGCCGCCATCTCTGCCTTGATGAAGGCGCCCAGCTCGTTGGCCTTGGCGATCTCTTGCTTGGTGATTGGCTTCTTGGGCGCGGCATAGGCGCTGCCGTACTGGTAGTCGTCATGCTCTTTCTGGATCTGGACCAGATCGGCCACGCCCTGGAGCTGCTCGTCAGTCAGTTCCTTGCGGACATGCTCCAACAGCTTCATAGCGCCTTTGACGGCTGCGGCCACTTCCGGCTTGGCGTCTTTCAGGACTGACTCGACTTGCTCGGGACGCGAGAGGTTGCCCTTCTCGATAACTTCACTAAGTCCCGCCATGGGATCATCCTCCTTGGTGATCAAAAACGTCTGCATCTGTGCTGGGGCAGCGGCTAGACTGACTTCCACTGCTTTGAGGTCTTTGATCTTCTTGGTCATCTTGGGAGTGATCCTCTGAGAAGAGGATAACTCAAGTCAAGGGTTCAAGCGATCCGCGCCCACCCACTGAGTACCCAACAAGGAAGCCAGACTTGATGTCATTCCACGCCGCAGGATCATCGACTCGCATCACCATTACCCAATCGCCTTTGCGTACCATTCCGCGGCCGAGCATGAAGTCAGTTGGAGCGATGTAGCTCTCGACGACGGCGCCCTGCACGCCTTTGCGGTGGCGGTAGCCGATGGCGCGACCGTGCTCCAGATAGTAGTGCGCCGCCTTCTCGACTTCCTCCGGGTCGATGGTCTGATCCTGCGTGTCGATCATGTTGGGACGCAGCACCACGCTGTAGACCAGCCTCTTCTCTTCGTCCGCCTTGAGGATGGCAACCGACTCGGCTTTGCCATTGCCATCGCCTTCGCCCTTGATGATCTTGACTTGGTTGCTCTCCTTGCGCCTCAGTACCAAGTCGTAGAGCGGGATATGATCTCCATGAGGGCCTTGGGCTTCGCCGTAAAAATGGAGCAGCCCTTGCTTATCTGGGTCCAGGATCTTTCGGATGGGCAGACGCACGTTCTCGACGGCGATGCGATAGCCATCCCGGTCCTCGCCGGACCTGACGAGAACGTCCAGGTCATTGGGCATGTCCTTCCCTTGTGGGTAGCTCCCGACAATCGACACGAAGTCAGGAACAAGTACCTGTTCCTGTGGAAGCGCACCGAAATCCAACTCGAATGGCCGTGACTTGGCGATAGCCATGGCCGCCTGAGCCAGCGGGCTCTCCGGCTTCTCCAGCCCGCGCCTCTCGCATTCCCGCATCACGAAGACGGCGGCGTTCACCATGTCGTCGGTGGGCGCCTCCCGGTACCAGGCATCCAACTGCTGCCATGCTTCCTTGAGGTCCACGTCGGGCATGGCCGCCACGGTCCTGGAGTTCATCTGCCTGATAGCCAGGTTCTCGACGGCGGACGGCATGAGGCCTCCTACGATAGGCGTAGTTCCAGGGAACAGCGGCATGACACATGGACTGGAGGCCTACCAACCGAGTAGCCGCCGAACTTGGTCAAGCCGCTCTTGGTCTCGCGCACCAGGTCACCCTCAAATTTTCCACCAAAGGGGACCTCCATGCCATCCAGGGGGCGGCAGATGGGGCACACTTTGTCGTCACCCACCGTCACCCAGACCAGCTTGGCGCGACCACGGTCGAAAAGCCCGGCATCGGCCGACTGCTCCCAGACCGACATGGCGCCCTGGTTCACCGCCTCCATCGTCTCATGGCCGGCGATGAGCCTGACCCTCTGCGTCAGGTAGCGCTCGGCCAGCGCCAGGGCGTTGCGCTCGGCGATCTTGGGGGCCACCCCCGCCGCAAGCTGCCTCAGGTGGCTGGTCATCACAGAGACCACCTGGCGCTCGTCCAGCCCGATGCTTGACCGGATCGTCCTGGCCAACCGAGACGCCGAGGCCAGCCGCAGGTCGGGGTGCTGGAGGGCCTGCCCCATCCCAAGCCTGCTGCCCTGGGCCAAGGCCCTGATCCTCTCCACCGTCTCGAAGCCCATGAAGGAGGCCACGCCATGGTGCTGAGTCGAGAAGGGCAGGACCGAGGGCAGCGCCAGGATGCCCCCTATCGTCGCCGCCGCGCCGGCCAGCATGTTCCTGAACTCGGGCCTCACCGCCGCCACGCTGCCGAAGAGAGCCTCCTCCCGGTAGCGCCTCACGGGGTCGAAGGCGTTGTCCAGATCCGTCCATGGAATGTAGGTGTCGATCGACCCAGGCCCCAGGTCCTCCAGGACCTCCGTCAGGCGCGCCTGGCTGACCCGATCGCGCCAGGCTGTGATGTCGCTTCTGAGGCCGTTTTCGAGGCCCTGGGCGAGCCTATCGGCGAGGGGGTGGGTAACCTCATGGGTCGCCTTGGGCGCAGCCTGCTTCATCACAGCGCGCCACACGGCCTATTTGCCTTCGACGGGCGGTGGCCGCTTCGGGAGGGCCTCGACGGCCCGCCGCCCCTTCCGGAGGTTGGCGGCAGCCAGCAGCTCGTTCTCCAGGGCCTCGTCCGGGAATAGCGGCATGCCGGCGCCAGCCAGGTTGGTGATGTAGGCCCCCAACTCCTTGAGGTCGGGCGACTCGATATCGCCATGAGCCAGGGTTGGCGTCTTGTCCACCGGCCGGCCGTTGAGGCGGAAGAGCCTGGGGATCTCATAGCGGTTGAACGGGTCGCTGATGGAGTCCAGCCAGGCCCCGATCGCCGCGGCGAAGAGTTCCGTCTTGCTACTGCTCAGGGCGAAGGAACCGAAGTTGCTGTGCCCGATCAGGATGAAGTCGGCCAGCACCGTCACCGAGATCCGCTGGTCGTACCGGCTGATGATCTTGCTGGTGTCGTGTCTGGCCCGCGTGCTGCCGCTAGAGGACGAGAGCAGCTTCAGCTCGAAAAGCGGGTTGCCCCTTTCGTCATACTCCATCGGCCAGACGACGCCTTCCTGCTCGTCCCGCTTCAGGTTTCTGACGATCTTCTTGACCTCTTCGTACACTTGCTTCTGCTCTGGCGTGGCGTCGTCGCTCAGGTACGCAGGAGGCATCAAGGCCATGGGCAGACCGGCCAAGTCACGCTCAATGCCAATGGCTTCAGTGTTCTCGATATGACGTTTTAGAAACCAGGGGCGATAGGCGTTTCGCAGCACCGACCGGCCTTCGGGATTGCCCTTGTGAACCGATGGCCTGAAGAGCAGCGACTTCGACAGCGGGATCGTCACCATCTGGTAGTCGGGCGGCGCCCACTGGACCATGGCCGTCACGTCGCCCGTCTCTTCGTTGAACTCCCACCGCTGGAGCGAGTCCTGCGACCTGATCGGGATCTTCCGCCAGCCGATCTTGCCATCAGCGAAGCGCGACCGACCTTCCGGTCCCTGCTCCTGCCCGAGACGGCGCTTGTAGACCGTCTCATGCCACGACCAGCCATAGGCCAGCATCGACAGGATCTCGACGATCATCTCCGACCAGGAGTGACTCATGTCGTCCATGCAGGAACGTAGGAACTCGGCGTCGGCTTCATGCTCATTGGATGACGACGCCGGCTCCACCTTCCACGAGACCTGTCGGGTCAGCATCTCGATGGCGAAGAGCATGGCCCCGATCACGGGGTCGTTGGAGGACATCTCCTTGTAGGTCTGCATCCCCCGGATGCCGACCAGCTCCTGGAGGAACTCCTCGTAGATGTAGCCGCCGAAGCGCCGCAGGCCTGTCTTGCCGACTTGAGAAAAGGGCGCATACCGCTTCGGCTCGTCCGCCATTACAGCCTCCCGACGACGCTCACCTTGGTCATGGAGAACGGTACGACGTTGACTATACCAGTCCGGCGCCCGAGCCGTTCAAGGGCTTGCGTCATGGCGTCCACCTGGTCGCTGTAGGCCCCGTTGGGGAAGTGCAGACACTCCAGCAGGAACTTGTCGATCCACGGGCGCAACCGCCGCGTGGGCAGGTAGACGTTGCCCGCCTCGATCAGCGGCGAGACGGCGATGGTCCGCGATGCTTTGCTCGCCCGCGGGTTCACCGGGATGATGCCGGGGACCTTGTGCTTCAGAGTCGAGATCACGGCCGGACCGTTGGCCTTGTCCTCCACCAGCTTGGCGTAGGCCTTTGGCCAGGCCTTGGTCATCTCCATGATCGCCTCGATCGTCTTCACGAAGCTGAGGCGGGAGCGGATCTGGTCCAGCAGGTAGATGTCGCCGTCGATCCGGCCCCACACCTGGCCGCAGACATAGGAGGCGTGCGGCGTGTCCTTGAAGGACAGGTCCCAGCTTTGGATCATCTCGTGGAACTTCTGCTTGGGCAGAATGTCGTAGGTCTTGAACCAGGCCATCTTGAGGATGTCGCCTTCGAGCGGCGCTGGCCGCTGCTGGAACTGCGATGCCCAGGCCCGCGTCCCCATGATCAGCTTCTGGTCCCTGGTGGCGGCCTGGGTAAAGCGCTCGGGCTGGATCAGCTCATTGGGTTCTTTGCGCGGATCGAGGTACTTGAGTTTGGTCTTGCACCTGCTCTCGCCCTCGTACTCGGCCGGCAGGCAGAGATGGTCATAGAGGCCGGTCTCAAGGCAGTGGCCGGTCAGGTCCTTCTCGTGGAGCCGCTGCATGATGATCACGTAGGCCGACTTGCGGGGGTCGTTCCCCCTGGTGCTCATCTCCTGGTCCCACCACTCCAGGACCTTGGTGCGCTCGACCTCGGACTCGACCTCGATGACCTTGTGGGGATCGTCCACCACGATCCGGTCGGCGCCCTCGCCCGTCCCGGTGCCGCCGACCGAGGTGGCGATCCGGTGGCCGCCGCGGTCGTTGTCGAACTTCATCTTCTCGTTCTGGTCGCTGGTCAGGTTGAAGCTATGGCCGAAATATTTCTGGTACCAGGCGCTCTGGATCACTCGCCGGCAGCGCACCGAGTCGCGCACGCTCAGGCGCTCGGCATACGAGGCGAAGATCCATTGCGTGTCGGGGTTGCGCGCCCATTCCCACGCCGGCCAGAAGACGGCCACGATCAGACTCTTCAGATGCCTGGGCGGGATGTTGATGATCAGGCGTCTGATCTGTCCCTTGCTCACCGCCTCCAGGTGGTCGCAGATGGCGTCGATATGCCAGCCCTGAATGAACTTCCGTCGCTCTATGTGAGGCCATACCACCCGGACGAACTCGCGCAGGCTGCGCCGCGCCAGCTCGGCATCGACCTCGCCGACGTTGATGCCTAGGTGTTCGCTGATCCCCATCTCAGTCCCTGTCGGCTAAGGCATCGCACAGGACGGC